CAAACTTGAGTACTTTGTAAAAAGGAAAGAGGATACGATGAATAGGGAAGCTTGTTCTGAAATTGTAACAAGCACTGAAACGTTATTGTGTGATAGCTGAAAAAGATTGTAAAGTAATATTTATTAGAAAAGGTAATGATGTTTCAGTAGAAATAATAGAATTAGAAAAAACTAGAATGTTCGGTCACTTGATAAATGGGATACTAGAAATGACAACTAATGAATTAGAAAATAAAATTTTAAAAGAATTAGGGGTTGATGGAAAATGAAAATTTTAGTTAGAGACTTGTATAAAATGAAACCTGATGAATTATTTTGTATGGGAGTAGATGAAGAATATGCAAATGAACTTTGTAAAATGCTAAATAATAGTTCTATGAAACTAGATGGTAAGTATTTTCAAGTAGTATCAGATGATTTTAAAATATATGATAAATAGGAGTTGATGTACATGAGAGAACCTAGAGCAATAACTATATATGATGGTAAATTTATACCAATAAGAAGTAAGAATGTAGTTAAAATAGGATACAATGGTAAGAATAGCTATGTAGTAACATTAGGATATGATGAAAATAATGAAAAAGTAATGAAAATACATACTTATAAAGATGATGACAATAAACTAGTAGAATTTATAGATGAAGAAATGGTTAATAGTTTTTTTTCAAAAATGTTTTTCTATTAAGATATTGACTTTTAATAAGAGTAATAGTATAATATAATTAAAATAATAAATAAATAAAAATAAAAAGGAGAGATGTATAATGGCTTTAGAATGTAATAGAGTAAAATGTGGTGGTTATTTAATAAGTAAAAATATAATGTTAGGTGTAAACAAAGAAACTAGAAAAAATTGGATGATGGGACAATTAAAATTAAGAATTGCTGAAAATCAAGAAGTTGACTTAACTATATTTGCAAATGAATTTACATCAACAGGTAGTGCAAATAAATCTTATCAAGCACTTAAAACTATAAGAGATGAATATAAATCTTTGGATAGTACAGTAACAAATAAAAGAATGAGTAGTGATGCAAAACCTGAAAAAGATGAAGCAACAACAGTAGGTAGCTTAGAAGAATGTGATTTTGTATATGCTAATAAAGGTATTAAAATTTCAATGAATCATTATATGAGAGATGGTCAATTAAATTCAAACTTTAGATTATCTGTGAACTTTGTAAATAGAGCAAAAGAAACAGATGCTAAAGAACCTTATTTAGAAGGTGAATTAATAGGTGTAGTAAGTAAAGTTCCAGTTATATTAGAAGATAGTGATGGGGAATATATAAAATTTGAATTAACTGTTCCTGAATATAGAAATGCATGGGGAGATAGAGAAGAAAGTGTAGCAGTTGATAAATTTGAAATAGTAATGAAAAAAGAAGATTTTAATAGTGATGACGAATTTGAAGGTGCTAAAGATTTCGTAGAAAGTGAATTTGAAGAAAATGTAGTTGTATCAACTTCAATAGTACCAACAGTAAAAGTAGTTGCAGTTGAAGAAGAAACACCAACTAGTAAAAGAGGATTTGGTAAAAAAGTTGAATTTACACCTTCTACAAAAGTTGTAAGAGAAATAAGAGCAATAGGTGGTTTCCCACTTGAAGAAGAAGAATATGAAGGTGATAATGCATTTAACTTAGAATTATATAGCAAAGGTGTAGAAGAATACGAAAGAAAACTAGAAGAACTTAAACAAGACCAACCAAAAGATTTTACTGCACATAAAGGATTTGGTAAAAAGACTTCAACAGATTTACCATTCTAGTATAAAAATAGTATAATATAAAATAAAAATAGAGATAGCTGATTGATTTCCTATCTCTATTTTTATAGGATAATGGAGAGAGATTATGGGGAATAACGATAAATTTATAATAGACCTTAAAACTGGTGAAATAGGAGAGATAAAAACAATAGAATACTTACAAAAAGAAAATTTTACACAAGATATAATAGATGTTAGAGATGATAAATTTTGGAGAGATAACGATGTCGACTTCATATTGATTTGTAAAAATGGTGATTTATTAAAGATAGAAGTAAAAACTGATACTCAAGCACATCTTTCTAAAAATATAGTATATGAATATACAAGTAATAAGCATTATGGAACGAAAGGTTGCTTTGAGAAAACAAAGTGTGATGTAATGTTTTACTACTTATCAGAAGTAGATAAATTATATTATATCAATATGTATAACTTAAGGGAATATATAAAAAATGAAAAAGATAATTTGAGAGAGGTTGAAATGGGTGACTATGCGTTAGGTTATCTTTTGAGAATGAATAAAATGTTAGAATTAGAAATTATGTTTGAAATATAAAATTTAAAAATAAATATTGACTTTTAATAAGAGTGATAGTATAATATAAGTAAATAAGTTAATAAAAAGGAGAGATGTATAATGGCACTAAATTTAAATGATATTAAAAAAAGAACTCAAGAAAATAAAGAGAAAAAAGTAAGTATAGACCCACGTTCATATTCTTATTTAGTTTATTCTTTACCTGATGGTGGAAAAACATCATTGGTTAGTGGTATGTTTGAAGGGAAACATTTAATGTTAGCTACTGAATATGGTGCAAAAGCTTGTCTTTGTGCAAATGAAATAGAAGTTGCATCATTTAAAGATTTAAAAGAAATGTCAAAAGTTTTATCTGACCCAAAAAGTATTGAAGAATTAGGATATTCAACATTGATTGTCGATACTGCTACTAAAGTTGGTTCGTATATAGAATCATATATACTATCAAGAGCAGGTAAACAATTTATGGATGAAGTAAAAAAATGGAATGGTGCTTATGGTTTAGTAACTAGATATTTTGATGAAATATTTGACCCTATAAAATCTGCTGGTTGGAATATTGTATGGACTTGCCATGCTACTGTAGAAGAATTAACTGATAATAAAGGACATAGTTATTTAAGATATGAACCACAATCTAATAAAAGAATTTTAGATATACTAAAAAAAGAAATGGATTACGTTTGGTTTATAGATAAAAGATATGATGATGAAGGAAAAGTTCACAGATTTTTAGTAACTGATGAATGTAAAACTTCTTTTGGTAAAAACAAAACTAATAAATATGTAAGAATGCCATTAGAAATAGAATTAGAAAAAAATGAAAAAGATAGTGCTAAGAAAGTATGGACAGAAGTAGAAAGAGCAATAAAAGGTTTTGGTGAAGATAATATAACAACAGAAAGAAAACAAGCTACAATAGGAGAGTTTACAGAAAAGTATAGAGATATAGATGAAATAAAAGAAGATGTAGTTAAATTAGGTGGAGAATGTGCTGAATTAGGATTAAGAGATAAGGCTATATTGATTATGAATAAAGCATTAGGTACTGATTCAGAAGGAGTACAAAGAACATTAGATGAAGCAATACAAGATAATGCCGAAGCATTAGAATTATGTATAGAAGAAATGAAAGATTTAATAAAAGAAAACTCCACAAGATAAAGCTTATGGGATGAAGAAAGTATAAAGTTGCTAAATTGTCTTCTAAACTTATAAACGAAAACCAAGTGATATGTTTAGAAGATTTGCAAGTGAAAAAATAAGAGGTTGGAACGACCTTACGAGCCTAGTAAATTAGTTACAATAGTAACTTTACCTAGGAAACACATAGACTTTAATTTATGTGTAGTTCACTAAAAGAAAATAGATAAAGTAAATAAAATAGGAAGAATAAATTTCTTCCTATTTTTTATTAAATAATTATTGACTTTTAATAAGAATAATAGTATAATATAAGTAAATAAGATAATAAAGAAAAGGATAGGTGATTATTTAATATGATAGATTTAAATGATTTAGTTAAAGGAGGTGATTTCAATTCATACGGAGACTCTAATTGTGTTCTATTTAATGGAGATTGTTTAGAAGTAATGGATTATTTAATAGAACATGATATACAAGTAGATTGTATACTTACTGACCCTCCGTATGGTTGAAATCGGAACTACTACATGTAAATGGGATAGTGTAATTCCATTTAATGAAATGTGGGAAAGAATAAATAAGTTGATAAAACCTAATGGGGCTATATGTTTATTTGGGAATGAACCATTTACAAGTAATTTAATATGTAGTAATTTAAAGGGATTTAAATATAGATGGGATTGGAATAAGAAAATACCTAGTGGTATGGGAAATGCGAAATATAGACCTATGCAACAAACTGAAGATATATGTGTATTTACGAAAAATGGAGAAAAGACAATATATTATCCACAAATGATTAAAAGAGAAAAACCTATAAAAAGTGGTGGCAACAATATTCAAGCAGGTGCATATGCTGATTTTAAATGTATGGGTAAAGGAAAAGAATATAAAAAAACATATGAATATAAAAATCCAATAACATTAATTGAATTTAATAAGGTGAGAAGAGGTGGTGTCCATCCTACTCAAAAACCTGTTGAATTATTAGAATATTTAATTAAGACTTATACTAATGAAGATGATTTAGTATTGGACTTTACAATGGGAAGTGGTAGTACAGGAGTTGCTTGTTTAAAGACTAATAGGAATTTTATAGGTATAGAATTGGATAAGGATTATTTTAATATGTCTAAAGATAGAATAGAGAATAATAAATAAGAAGAAGGAGAGATGTTAAATGAGTATAAGAAGGATAACAAGTTTAATAGAGGAATTAAGTAAAAAAAATGATAAACAAGTTATAATAGAAGTTAATGATGATAAAGAAGTTATTGAGCAAGTATTAATATCATTAGAAGAATTGGGTTATTATTGGTCGAATGGAAGAGAATTGCCAACTCAATGGAAAAAGATTTATGAATTAAACACAAAATCTATTATAGCTAAAAAATCAAGAACAAAAATAATATTTAGAGATAATGTTATGTATTCAAAATGGCTTCCTGATATAAAATATGATACCTTAAAAGAAATAATTGATGAAGAAAAAGATAGAGATGTATTAGATGTTTTATTAGAAGAATTATATAAGGCACAAGATAATAATGAAGAGGATAATTTTATAGATGAATATAAATATTTATTAGAAGAAGGCTTACATGAAACACAAGTATTAAAATATATAAAAGATAAAGCAGAAGATGTGGGATATAAAACTTATAATTATAAACACTTTAATGTAGGAGATAAGTTAATATTTGAATTTAGAGATAAATTGATAGCTTTAGTAGAAGTAGGTGAAGATATATCAGAAGGTGCTAATTTAATAGTAAGTCATATTGATAGTCCTAGATTAGATGTTATAGTAGGTGAACCATTTGTATCTAATGATGATGGAACATTTATAAAAACACAACCATATGGAGGAATAATACCACAATTATGGTTAGATAGACCTTTTGTGATAGTTGGGAAAATAAAAGTAGATAATGAAATCAAATATATAAATACTGGAGAAAAAGGATATTTATTTTCTATAACTAGTTTATTGCCTCATTTAAGAGGTAGAAAAGAAGTGAAAGACTTGTCTTATGATAAATTATTAGTAAGAATGATTAATGGAAATAAAGAAGAATTATTTAAAATGTTAGAAAAAGAATATGGAATAACAAAAGAGAATTTTGAGTTAGCTGATTTAAGTTTTGTACCTTATTTTAGAACTTTAGAAATGGGATTAGATAAAGATTTATTATTAGGTTATGGACATGATGATAAAAGTTGCGCTTATGCTGAATTAGAAGCTATATTAACTAGTAAACCTAATAAAAGAACAAAGATAGCTTTATTTACTGCTTATGAAGAAACTGGAAGTGGACAAATGAGTGGTGCTGAAACTCAATTTATAGATGATATATTCCTTACTTTAGCAAATGGACATACATTATTGACTAGAGAGTTTATGAGAAATACAAAAGTAATTAGTGCAGATGTAACTGGTGGATTCGATAGTAATTATAGTAGCCATTTTGAGGATAGTGCTAAAGCAATATGTGGTAATGGTGTTGCCTTAGTTCCATTTACTGGATTAAAACGAGGAAATGATGCAAGTATAGAAATGAGAGAATATATTAAAGGTTTATGTGTTGATAATGATGTAAAATATCAAGTTGATACAACTAAAGTATCTGAAGGTGGTGGAGGAACAGTTGCTATGTTCTTTGGAATAAGAGGAATGGAAACAATGGATGTTGGTGTACCTACGGCATCCATGCATAGCCCTATGGAAACAATTAGTAAGCGTGATTTATATGAGACATATAAATTATATAAAGTTTTTTATGAAAATTAATTGACTTTTAATGATGGCAATAGTATAATATAATTAAATAAATTAATAAAAGGAGAGATGTTAAATGGAAAAAGAAAAATTAGATAAAATATTAGAAAATCATAAATTATGGTTAAATGGTGAAGGTGGAGAATGTGCTAATTTAAGAGGTGCTGATTTAAGATATGCTAATTTATATAATATTGATTTAAGATGTGCTAATTTAAATAGTGCCGATTTAAATAGTGCCGATTTAAGATGTGCTAATTTAAGAGGTGTTGATTTAAGTGGTGCTAATTTAAATAGTGCTAGTTTAAGTGGTGCTAGTTTATATAATGCTAATTTAAGTGGTGCTAGTTTATATAATGCTAATTTATATAGCTCTAATTTAAATAATGCAAATTTAAATAATGTTAAAACAAATATGTATACTATAGGATATAATTTAGCTTGTCCTGAAGAAGGTAGTTTTATAGGGTATAAGAAAGTTGGAAAGTATATTGTTAAATTACTAATAATGGAGGATAGCAAAAGAAATAGTGCTACAACTCTTAAATGTAGATGTGATAAAGCTAAAGTATTAGATATAGAAAAGATTGATACTGGTGAAAAAATAGAAAGTACCCCTAGTGACTATGATATTAATTTTATATATAAAGTTGGAGAGATAGTAAAAGTAGATAATTTTGATGAGAATAGATGGAATGAATGTTCAACTGGAATACACTTCTTTATGAATAAGCAAAATGCTATAAAATATTAAAAGAGGTGACGTTAAATGATTGATTGAGATGTTATAAAATAAAATAGTAAAAATAGAAAGAATAATTTTCTTTCTATTTTTTTACAATAATCATTGACTTTTAATAATAGCAATAGTATAATATAAGTAAATAAACAAATGATAAATAATTTTATGAAAGTGGTGATTAAAGGAGAGATGTAAATGAAAATAAGTAAAAAGATAAAAAAATATATAGGGTTAGGATTGATAGTTTTAACTTTAGTAACTAGTATTGTAGGTTACAAAAAACATGAAGAAAAAGTAAATGCTATTAACACAGTAAAAAATATAAAATCTAATATAAACAAAGATACAACATTGGATAAAGCATATAATAAATATATACAAAAGTTAAATTATACTTATTATAAGGATAGTGAAGGAAATCAATTTGTAGAAATAAATGGTAAAGTATTGTTAAAAGATAAAAATAGAATAGCTGACATGAGAGTAACGTATTTAGTGGATGGTGATAACACAAAATTTTATTCTATGTATTTAGATAAAATGAAAATGACAGAAGTAGATTATTTGATTTTAAAAGTAAAAGCATTTGGTAGTTATGATAGTACTAATTTATAGGTGGTGATATTATGGAAGAAAAAGAATTAACACATACTAAAAATTGTAAAGATTGTTTTTATAGTGTAAAAAATTTGTGTTATATAGATGGTCATAATATTAATTACGATGTTCATAGAGCATACTCATGTAAATACTATAAATACTATGAAAATAATAAACAACAGTAGATAAAGGATACAAAATTTCAAAATAGGAGAAGATAGAATGGATAATAACAAAAGATGTATAAACTGTGATGGAGAATTAAAATTAGTAGATGAGAAAACATTATATGATGAAGGAATTAGAGGATACGATGGTATGGTGTATTCCTATGAATGTAAAAATTGTAATTGTTTTATTCAAGTATTTATTTGTGATGATGAAGATTAATAATAAAAAAGGGAGATGTTGATATGTTACAAGTTTTAGGCACTATATTAGTAAGTGCTTTGTGTATTGGATGTTTATTTATGTTTGCAGTTAGTGTAGCAGAAATATTTAGATAATAAAGGAAAGGAATATAATGAATAAAAATAGGAAGATAACTTTCTTCCTATTTTTATTAAATAATTGTTGACTTTTAATAAGGGCAATAGTATAATATAAGTAAATAAAGATAAATGGAGATGATTGTATGAATAAAAAAAGAATAATATACGAAATATTTTTCCCATCATTTTGTAACAACTTCAAAGACTTAACTGATAAATTAGATTACATAATAGAACTAGAAGGAATAACAAGTATATGGCTAACACCTTTTTATGAAAGTCCTAGTACACATGGGTATAATGTAAGTAATTATAAGAAAATAAAAAGAGAATATGGTACTATGGAAGATTTTGAAAAATTTGTAAAAAAATGTCATGATAATAACATAGAAGTATTGTTAGATATGGTATTTTGTCATACAGATTACAATCATCCACTATTTTTAGAATCTATAACTAAAGATAATGATTGCTATTTTTGGAGTAACGAACAGGAAGATTCTCGATGGAGATATTGTTATGGAAATCAGAAGTTCTATTATGCACCATGGGACTACTCAATGCCTGCCTTGAATGGTAATAATCTTAGAGTTAGAGCAATGATAGAAGATGTAGTAAGATTTTGGTTAAGTAAAGGAGTAGATGGTTTTAGATTAGATGCAGTACCATTCATAGAACATCATGGAGTAAATGGTCATGAATTTTGGGGTTGGTTTAGAAGAATGTGTGAAAGTATAAAACCTAATATTTATTTAGTATGTGAAGCATGGGATGAGTACGAAATAAGTCATGCTTATGGAAAAACAATAGGTAAGTCTTTCAACTTTGAACAATCGGGGTGGATAAAACATCATATAAATAGCGATGAACCTTTAGTTATAAAAAATGATGTTAAATACGATATAAATTTTTTGGATAATCACGATATGTCAAGAATTTCACAGACTTTTAATGGTGATTTAAATAAACTTAAAAGAAGTGCTGATATATTATTTTCATTTGGAGGAGACGTTTGTTTGTATTATGGAAGTGAAGTTGGTCATGGTAAAGAAGCATTTGTACATCAAGGAGGAGAAGGAGATTGGCGTGTAAGGCAACAAATGCCTTGGTATGATGTTGAAATACAGAGAAAAGACCCAAATAGTTTATTCAATCATTATAAAAAATTAATTAAAAATTATAATAAATAGGAGATGTTTATATGCCAAAATTTTTATTAATATTTTGTTTTATTTGTTTTGCATCATATTTAATATTTTTTTTCTTATTGCCCTGCATAAAACTATTTAAAGATGGTGAAGAAAGTGAATTATATAAAAAAGTCTCAGATGAAATTGTAGATTATTGTAAAGAAAAAGATATAAATATGAATACAGATGATGATTTTTTATATCAACAAATTTATGTTATTGCAAAAGCAATTACTTTTATAATAATAGTAATTATAATAATAATGTTTGCATTACTTTGTTTAGTAATATAACTGAGAAAATTTTCTCAGTTTTTTTTATTAAATACTTATTGACTTTTAATAATATCAATAGTATAATATAAGTAAATAAGATAAAGGAGAGAAAGTAAATGAAAAATTATAATGAAAATGAAATACCAAAATATAAAAAGAAGAAAAATAAAACAGTTAAAAAATCAAATCATAAACATGAATACAAAGAATGTTTAGTATACGTTAGTGATATAAATGGTTATTTTTTATGTAAGTATTGTGTAGAATGCAATAAAGTTGGAAATGTAACAATGATAACTGAAAAAGATGAAGAATTAGGTGAATGGTATTTACAACCAATGTCTAATAAAGAAATATTAAAAAAATATAAAAACCTACCAATGAGAAGAATGAAAAGTTTAAGTTCTAAATATTTAGATTAAAAATAAGGGGGGAAAATAACAGTTAAAGATAAGTTATAAAAATTTACAAAATACTATTGATTTTTATCACTTATCTTAGTATGGTATAATAAGAAGGTGATAAAATGATAAAATCATTTACAATTAAATTATATCCAAATAAACAACAAGAATTATTATTTTATAAACACATTAATTGTCAAAGATATATCTATAATTGGGCATTAAATTTAAATAATGAATTGTATAAAAAAGATAAAAAGAAATATTCTTCAACAGAATTAGGTAAAATACTAACGTAATATAAAAAGCAAGAAATTTGGTTGAATGAAGTTTCTAATGCTACATTAAAAGAAGCAATTAGAAACTTAGATAAAGCATATACTAATTTTTATAAGAAAAAAGCAAATTTGCCTAAATTTAGAAGCAAAAAGAAATCTAAATTAAGTTTCTATAGTAGATATGATAAAATTAAATTTTATGAAAATAATAGAGTTAATTTAGAAAAAATAGGTAAAGTGAAATATAAATCTAGTTATAACATTGATTTTGTTAAAGAAACTTCCTTTAAAAATCCACATGTTAGTTATAATGGTAGATGTTGGATTTTAACTTTTGCATTAGATATTGAAAACAAAATTGAAACTTTAACAAATGAAGTAATAGGAATAGATTTAGGAATTAAATATTTAGCAATTTGTAGTGATGGTGTTGTTTATAAAAATATCAATAAAGAAATAACAGTTAGAAAATTAGAAAAAAGACTAAAAAGATTACAAAAACAAGTAAGTAAAAAATATGAAATGAATAAGAAAGGAGAATGTTACGTTAAAACTAATAATATTAAAAAGTTAGAAAAAGACATTAAACGTATTTATCGAAGACTTAAAAATATAAGATTGAATCATTTACACCAAACAACTGCTGATATTGTGAAAACCAAACCATACAGAGTTGTAATGGAAGATTTAAGCATATCTAATATGATGAAGAATAAATCAATAGCCAAACAAGTATCTAACTTAGGTCTGTATGAGTTTATAAGACAAATGAAATATAAGTGTGAATGGAATGGTATTGAATTTATACAAGTAAGTAGATGGTATCCTTCAAGTAAAAAATGTAGCAATTGTGGAAATATTAAAAAAGATTTGAAGTTGTCAGATAGAATTTATAAATGCGATAAATGTGGATTGGATATTGACAGAGATTTCAATGCCAGTTTAAATCTTATGAATTATGGATTATCACATTAAAAGATAACCATAATATGTACCCATTCGTTAGTGGGGAATTTAAGTCCTTCAAATATTATTACTAGAGTAGGTTCGCTGAAATAGGATAATAAAAGGAAATTATAACTTTTTATAGGTTTTAAGTAACGAAGTGATGTGTGTGTTAATTAAAGAAACTAAAGTATTTGAATTAGATGATAATATAGTAGACGACATAATTGCATTAAATGAAATGGGATATTTTACAGATTTCTGTTGTGAAGGACATATTAAAGAATTCTTTGAAACAGATAATGGTGTATATCATATGGGAACATATATAAAATTTAATACCATAGGTGGATTTAGATTGAAAGTATATGCAAAAAATATTCCAAATAATTGGACTATTGATGATAGTGAATTAATGACAATAAGAAGATATTATAGTAAAGAAGAAGTTGAATTATTTACAAAAGAACAATTACTATTATTAACATGGACTGAATTACGTAATTGGATTAAGAATTTACCACAACTTACAAATGAAAAATTCATGTTGTTAGATTATGAAATGGAAAAATTTGATTAGTGGGGTGAGAATATGGAATTAACTGTAGCTTTAGATAATGATGATGTTCTTATAAATTTTATACCAACTTTAGTAGATAAATATAATGAGAAATATGGAACAAATTTTACTGTTGAAAATGATGTAACCGATTGGAAAATAGATAGAACAAAGTTTACACATGGATTATTCCAATTATTAGAAGACTCCAACATTATACTTGAGATGAAAATAAAAAGTGAAATTATAAAAGATGTCTTAGAAAAATATCACAATAAAGGTGTACATTTTATATTGGTTTCTGCTACTGAAGAAGAAAATACTTTTGAAAAGAAAATAGAATTATTAAGAAAATATGAAATAGATAAATATTTTGATAAATTTGTAAACACTGATTGTAAGCATATTGTATCAGCCGATGTATTAGTAGATGATTATATAGGGAATTTAGACAATTATAAGAAATACCATCCTTTTGCATATACAATATTGTTTTCTGCACCACATAATAAAAATATAAAATCTAGTGTTCATACTAGAGTTGACAATTGGGAAGAATTGGATTATTGCTTAGGTGAAATTTTAAATTATTATGAAAATATATAAAAATCCTATAAGAGTAATAGTATAATATAAGTAAATAAGAAATAAAAAAACAAAGCAATAGATATGTAGGGATGTTCAAATCCGAATTTACGCCCTTGGAGTGTTATAAAAACTTGAGTAGCTTATATAAAGTGAAAAAGAACACGTTGAATAGGGAAATTTAAGAATAAATATTGAAACGGAAAATGATAGTTTAGTATTTTCATATTATTGTTAATAAGGAGGAATTATTATGAATTGGAGAAAAGCCGTTCTTAGAGGGAAAGATATAAAAGATACGTTAAAAGAATTAGAAGCGTTAATAAACCTATTACAAGAAGATAAAGAAGATTATAGACAAGCATATTTAGAAGTTAAAGACGAAAAATTTAAAGATGAGGAATTAACAAGATTAAGAGAAGAATTAGAGTTTTACAAAAGAAATAGTTTAGTCACATTAAGTGATGTACAAAAGAAAAGAGCAGATGAATTTATACACGAACATTACAAAAAATGTGATACAGGATATAAAAGTTTTGTATATACGGTTACACCAACAAATGTGATAACTATTGTTGAATTAAGATGTCCTGTTTGTGGTGAAATAATAGATGTGAGTAGTTATGATAAAGAATAAATAATAAAATAATTAGGAGATGATATTATGAAAATAAAAAATGGAGATAAAGTTAGATTAAAAAGTGGTTTAATTGTAGGTGAATGTTATGATGGAATTGTTTATTTAGATGGTATGAAACAATTTGAAAATATGATATTTACTGTTATAAATGTAGATGAAAAACATAGAACTTGTAAAATACTTGATTCTAAATATTATCCACTTACTTTTTCTTTTGAAATGCTTGAATTGGTAGAATATAGTGCAGATGATTTATTAAATTATTTATTAGCTAACAGTGGAAAAACTAAAGAGCAATTAATTGAAGAATATTGTTGTGTCCGAGAAAAAGAACATTCAAAAAAAGCATTTGCAAATTTTTTCAATAAAGTCACACATGCAATTGATTATGATTCTTGTAGTAAATGTATAATAGACGATTTATGTTTAAATTGCAATGATAATAGTTGCAGAATAATCGCCGTTTTGAATGTTTTGAAAAGAAATAATTTATTAGATTTAGATAGATTTAATGATGTGTTTAGTTATAATGAAGATAAAGGAGAAGAATAATATGGAAAATTATAAAATATTAGCTGAATATTATAATAAGGAAAAATTAATTTATTATATAGTGGAAACTGAAGATGGAAAAGTTGTAACTGTAAAAGAAGAAAATTTATAATTGATATAAAACGACTGATTTTTTCAGTCGTTTTTATTTACTTTTTATAAAAAGCATAGTATAATATAAATAAGAAATGTATTTTAGACTTATAAAGAGGGGTGAGAATGAATATGGCTAAGGTAACTTGTAAGATTTGTAAAAATAAAATAGAAAAAAGTGAAGCATATGTTATAACAAAAATTAATGAAAAAACAAATAAAAAAACAAACTCATATTATTGTTCTAAAGAAGAATTTGAAAAAGATAAATATTTAAAAAGCCTATGGCAAAAACTTCTTATTAGTATAGATGATATATTAGGTTATACATCTGTGTCTAAAGTAAAAGTTAATGAATTAAAAGCATTGGAAAAAGAGTATACAAGAGAACAAATATATAACTGTGTAGAAAATAATAAAGAAGAAATTAAGAAATATTTAGAAATAAAAAATATACAAGATGAATATGGGAAAATAAGTTATATATTTGCTTGCATTAGAAATAAAATAAAAGATAATACGGCAAATTTTGGCACAACTGAAATAAACACTAATGATGATATAATTATAAATTTAAAATATGAGGAAGATAGTGATATATTTGAAAGATTAGAAAGACAAAGAAGGAATGCAGATAAAAATTCAAATAATATATTTAAAATAATAGATGGTAAAAAGAAAGGGGATAGATAAATATGAAAATTTCAAAAGAAAGATTAGATACTGAATGTGCCATACTATCTTGTATATATCAAGATTTAACATTAACAAGTGAATATGAATTAAGGTCAGAATATTTTTCTTTAAATGATACAAAATTTTTCTTTTCATTAGCTTATGAATTAGCTAAAAAAGTAAAAGAAATTGATGAATTATCAGTTAGTGGATTTGTTGGAAGTAATGGATTAATTGAAGTTTTTAATAATTATGGTGGATATGAAAGAATAGAAAATTTATTAAACTTAAAAGCTAATGTAGAGAATATAGAATCATATATTGATAGTTTGAAAAAAATGATATTAATAGAAAGATATATTGATTTAGGTATTAACTTGGAAAGAAAATATGAAATAAGTGGAAGAACTATAATACCAATAGAGGAAGCTCCATATTTAAATTGTACTCAATTTAGTAGTCTTATGCAGTCAATTATATTAGATGTTGGAGTAGATGTTGAATTTCAAGAATTTAAATTACAAAGTTTACATTTTACAGATGAAGAAAAAAGAAGAATAAGAGAAAAGGAAATTAGTGATACTTCTCATTTTGATATAGCAATGACATGGAAGACTGAGGAAAATGAAGATAGATATATACAATCATTTAAATATTTAGATAAAGAATTAGTAGGTTTATCAAGAGGATTAGGTATTCATGTAATAGCATCAACAACAGGGGTTGGTAAATCTACTATGTTGTGCAATGTGGCTATGGCATTAGTTGAAAGTGGAAATAAAGTTATGTATGTATCAAATGAATTTGAATCAATATATTTAAAAAGACTTATGGTTAGTTATGTATGTAGTAACGTATTTCATTGTAAAACTATTACAAGACAAAAATTAATTGAAGCAGATTTGACTGATGAAGAATATAAAATATTTGAAAAAGCTAATGATTTTATAAAAGAAAAATTTGAAGGTAAAATGACATTTGTTTGTGTTGAAGAATTTAATTTTGAAAAGATAACTAAAGTTTTTAATAAATTAGGAATGACTGAAGGGTATAACTATTTAATGGTTGATACTTTTAAGAGTGATGATATGGATAGCGCAATGATAGAAATGGTTAATAATTCTAAAATACTTGATAAATGGGGAAGAAAAAATGGATATGGAGTAGTTATGACAATGCAGTTATTAAAGAGTACTGATAAAGTTTCATATTTAACTGGTTCTCAACTTGCTTTTGCTAAACAAGTATTGGATGTTGCCCATAGTGTTTTATTAGCAAGAAGAGTTAGACCTTGGGAATTAGACCCTGAAAATAAAGCTTTCATTGACCCATTTTATTATGAATATAATAAATTTGAAAAAACATTTAAACAAAAGAAATTTAAAATAATCAATAGTCAAAATGGTGGAACAGATAAACAAAATGAATATAAGAAAGGTTATTTAGATAAAAGTAAAAATTATATAATATTATTCTGTGATAAAAACCGTAGTGGAAGAACAGATTTTGTATTATTATATCAAATGGATAGTTTCGGAAGGTTAACAGAATATGGATATGCAGGAAAGGTAAGTACAGGAATGTTAATGCAATAAAGAGGTGAAATTTATTTCATCTCTTTACTTTTTATAAAAAGTGTAGTATAATATAAGTAAATGAGATAAAGGAGAGATTAATATGGAATATAAAATAGGAGATGTTGTTAGAATAAAGGATAATTTACAAGTAGGTGAAAAATATGGAGAGTGTAGTGTTACAGAAAGGATGTTGAAATTTAGAGGAAAAGTTGATACTATAGAATATATAGATGATGACGGTGATTTTTATTTAGCTAGTGAAGATAATGCTTTTGCATGGAATAAAGATATGGTAGAACTAATAAAACAAACTAAACATATAAGTGATTTAAAATCAGTTAAAATGCCTAGATTAGACATATATGAATATATACTAAATGGCTTAGAAGAAACATATAAAGCTAAAAATAACGATTATGGTAATAGTGTTGCTGACACTTATGATAAATTTGGTAGTGTATCTTTCCTAGTGAGAATTACCGATAAATACAATAGATTAATGACATTATGTGACCCAAATGCACCTGAACAAAAAGTAAAGGATGAAAAAATTGATGATACGATATTGGACTTAGCAAATTATTGCTTGTTATGGTTAGTTGAAAGGGAATATAAAAATCAATAAGGAGGAATGTAAAGTGGATAAAACTACCCTTATTATAGCTGGTATAGATATAGGAATAGGAATAATAGAGTTAATGTGTGGCGAAATACTATTAGGTATGGGAATGATAATATTAGGATTTCTTTTAATAGTCATTAAATAGGAGAGTATAAAATGAATAAGGTTTGTAGGGTTGTAGGTATATGTGACATACTTGTAGGAATAATAGATTTAATGAATGGTGAAATAATGATGGGTATTGCAATGTTATTAACAGGATTTTATTTATTGTTTGTTAAATGGGAGTGATAAAGTGGATAAATTTTGGATTGTTATAGGTTGTGCTGATATAGTTATAGGAATAATAGATTTAATGTGTGGTCAACTAATATTAGGCATTGCGATGATATTAGGGGGATTTCTTTTATTACTTATCAATTAGAAGAGAAGATAAATAGTAGCAAATTCCCCTCTTGTAGGGGAATTTTATTATTTTACTTTTAATAAAACTGTTAAAATAAGTAAGAAAAATTTATTTTATTTCTTTACTTTTTATAAAAAGTATAGTATAATATAAGTAAATAAGATAAAGGAGAGATTAAGGAGGATATTAATTATGATTACTGAAATTATAGTATACCTAAATAAAATAAAATTTTCAGAAAATTGTTTGACTTTTAATAAGATTTTTAGTATAATATAAGTAAAATAAATTATAAAAAGATTGGAGAGATATTTATGAAAAGGAATAAAGTTATAATAAGAAAAAATGGAGAAGAACAAAAAAGTTATTTTATGGATATAATTTTTACTTATGGTAGTGCTTTATTTTATCCTAGTGTAAGAGGTTACTACTTAGTTTGTTCACCTTGTACTTTAAAAGGTACATTAAAAGAAGATGTAGACCTTGATGATTTAAGCATAAAAGATGTTGAATCAATAGACACAAAATTTGAAGCTAGGGAATTATTATTTGAAATGGCAGAACCTAATGACAAAGCATTATCAGTAGCTGAAGATGTTGCAGATAATTATGTTGATATATTAATATTTCAAGTAGAACAATCAATAAAAGATGAAGAAAGAAGAATTAAAAAAGAAAGAAAAGAAATAGAAGATAGTATGAAATCAATAGAAGGATTATTTGATGAAATAAGAAATCCTAAAAAAACAGATGACGAAGACGATGAGGATGATGAGGATGATAACATAAATACAGGATTTTTTACCTTTGATACATCTAAATTTAATTCTAAAATAATAAAAAAACAAGCCGAAGATTCAGATGGTGGTGAAAAATCTAATACTACTTTAGATGATGTAGCTGGATTAGAAGAAGTTAAAGTTGAACTTATGGAGTTAATAGCTGGTTTTAATGATAAAGAAAAATTTAAGAAATTTAAAGTTACTCCTCCTAGAGGGGTATTGTTAGAAGGTGAACCAGGTAATGGTAAATCTTTATTAGCTAGAGCCATAGCAGGAGAAACAGATGCAGTATTTTATTCAATGGCTGGTTCTGAATTTAATGAAAAATATGTCGGTGTTGGTGCGTTAAGAGTGAGAGATTTATTTAAAAAAGCTAGAAAAAATAGACCTGCCGTCATATTTATAGATGAAATAGATGCAGTTGGTGGAAAAAGAGAAGAAGAAAATAATAAAGAACATAATGCTACATTAAATCAATTATTAGTTGAATTAGCAAGTACTGATAATGAAGATATATTAGTAATAGGTGCAACAAATAGAAGTGACATATTAGACCCAGCTTTAAAAAGACAAGGTAGATTAAGTAGACATATATACATACCTAACCCTGATAAGAAAACAAGATTAGAAATATTAAAATTATATGCTACTGATAGACCTTTAGCTGATGATGTTGATTTAGAAGTTATAGCTAGTCAAACACATGGTATGGCTAGTGCTGATATGGAAGGGATATTAACAGAAGG